GCCGTTGCCGAGTGGGTAGAATTAGAAAAGGAAGAGAGCGCGGATCGCTTTATAGAAGATGCAAATCAAACTTCAGTGGTATCGATAACTTAATAATAGCCACTTAACTTACACAAATAATTTAGTCTTAAAAAGCCGATAAAACACGGTAATATATATCAGAATTTAGCATATAACTTAATATAAAGGCACTTAACTTCGGTTAGGTGCTTTTTTATTTACAAAGGTGGTGATAACAGATGGCTGCGCTAAAAGATCCAAGACAGGAGAAGTTTTGTAGGCTTATGGCTGTAGGTGGTAAAACACAGGAACAGGCAGCCATTGATGCAGGGTATTCAGCAAAAAGCGCAAGGCAGGCTGCGTCAAGACTGTTAACAAAGCAGCACATTGTTGACAGGGTAACGGAACTTCAAACGGTTACTGAAGAAAAAATTGCAGATGAACAGAAGAATATCATAGATGAACTTAGCAAATTAAGAAAGTTCTGGTTAGAAGTTATAGACGATAAAGAAGAGCGCATGAATAATAGGCTTAAAGCATCTGAGCTATATGGTAAATCGATAGCAGCATTTGTAGAGAAGCGCGAGGTTAGTGGTAAAGATGGTGAACCAATTACTTTTCGTTGGGCTGGTGATGATGGTTGAAAGTAATAACTATACCATACAAACCAAGACCTCTTTGGAAAGACATAATTCATCCTGCCCTTGATAAATATCGTTTCGCCGTTATAGTAGCCCACAGACGTTATGGTAAGACTGTAGGAATGATAAATGAGCTGACTAAGAGTGCTATCAAAAATACGCTTATAAGCCCTCAGTTCGCATATGTAGCGCCGTTTAGGAATCAGGCTAAGATGATTGCATGGAACTATTTGAAGTATTACACAAGCGCGATTCCCGGTAGAAAGGTAAATGAAAGCGATCTGTTTATAGAACTGCCGTCAAAGCATAAAAATGCTGTTGGGGCAAGGATATATATTATAGGCGCGGATAAGCCTGATGCGTTGCGCGGTACTTACTGGGACGGCGTTGTGCTTGACGAATATGCTCAAATAAAGCCTGAACTATGGGGCGAAGTAATACGGCCGGCGTTAGCTGACCGCAAGGGCTTCGCTTATTTTATCGGAACACCTAAAGGGCAGAATCAGTTCTATGAGATATACCAAAGAGCGCAACGCAGCGAAGAATGGTTTACCTGCCTTTATAGAGCTGATGAAAGCGGTGTGTTGGATGAAGCAGAGCTTAAGTCGATGATGGAAGATATGACGGATATAGAAATACGTCAGGAGCTTTATTGTGATTTTACTGCATCGGCTAGTAATGTCGTCATCCCTATTGATTTAGTTACAGAGGCAGCACACAGATTGCTTCAAGAAAAAGACGTGCAGGGAGCTCCAGTTATTCTTGGCGTTGATATAGCCAGATATGGTGATGACAGATCTACTATTTTTAAGAGACAGGGACTATGGGTAGATGAGCCTTTAGTTTACAAAGGTCTGGACACTATGGATATGGCGGCAAGAGTTATTGATGCGATAATCAGATATAAGGCCGATATGACTTTTATTGACGCTGGAGTCATGGGTGCTGGAGTTATAGATCGCATTAGGCAGTTGGGGTACAACAATATCAGTGAAGTCTACTTTCAGGGCAACGCACTGCATGAACAGCGTTTTGAAAATATACGTGCTGAGATGTATTTTAAGATGCTTGAATGGCTCAAGTCTGGCGGCGCTATACCTGATATGCCGGAATTAAAAAGCGAACTTAGTATCGTAGAGTACAAGTTTAGTAAACGTGGCAAAATCATCTTACAGCCTAAAGAAGAAATTAAGGAAAAGATTGGTAAAAGCCCCGATCTTGCAGATGGTCTTGCTCTGACTTTTGCAAGGCCTGTTTATCCAAGGTTAAAACCGGGTGATCCTGGGTATGGACGTAAGATGATGTGTAATACAGAATATTCGATATTTTAAGGAGCGATAACAATGGGAATTTTCAAGAAAGTATTTGGTGGTGGCAGTATTAGAATGCCTGAGGTTGTTGAAACGCCTCCGGCTCCTACGACAGTGACCAGTACAGAGACTGGAACAGAAACAGATCCGGCAAAGAAAAATAAAAGGCGCGGGTTTGCTTCCACTCAAGTGTCTACTGATCGTAATACTATTGCAGGCAGCAGTTCTGGAAGAAAAACTTTAGGTTAGGAGTTTGAAAATGGCTAAAGCTAAAGTAAAGCAGAAAGAAATTGAAACAATTGCGGCACGAGCGCCTGCGGAAACGCACCCGTCAGACGGACCATCTTTAAAAAGCCACTGGCCAGAAAAAAGAAAATTAGTTAGAAAGATGCGAGATCTTTATGAAAAACGGCTTGATTATGAAATCCGTTGGAAAGAGATTAGAGATTATCAGCTGCCGTTTATAGGTGAATTTGATAATACGGCTGACAAAACTAATCCTGCCCGCAGACGTGATTTGAAAATAGCCCAGGGGGTTGCATGGCTGGCTGCACAAATATTTGCTGCAGGCGTAATGAGTGGTTTAACTCCGCCTAGTCGCCAGTGGTTCAAATTAGGCTTTAGCAATAGCGCTATGAGTGGCGATATTGAAGCTACAAGAGTACTGGACATAAGGCAGGAAATTGTAGCCGCGGTGCTTTCAAAAAGTAATTTTTATAACAGCATACATTCAGTATATCTTGAATTGCCATTTGGACAATGCCCAATGGCAATTTTTTATGACCCAAATACAGGCATTAGATGCGTTCCTATGACTATAGGGACTTATGCGCTTGGTGTAGATGGGTTTGGAAAAGTACAGACATTCGCACGCAAGTATGAAATGACATTATCACAGATTGTAGATTGTTTCGGCAGTGAAAGTTTGCCGCAACATCTGCAGCAGCAGGTAGCCAATGGCACCGGACTTGATAAAAAACATACTGTAAATTGGCTTGTAGAACCAAATGACAAACGGCTTCCAGGATATATGGATAGGTTGAATATGCCTTATAGGTCAGTTTATTGGCTTGATAAGTCACAGGATAATGAATTTCTATATGTAGGTGGATTCGAAGAATGGGCTATACCAGTTGCAAGGTATCTCGTCAATGGTCTTGAGCCGTATGCCAAAGGACCAGGGTGGTTCGCCGAAGGTGACAGTAAGTCTCTTCAAATGATGAAAAAAGACTTGCTGACAGCCATTGAACTTGGAGTTAAGCCACCGATGAAAGGCCCGGCTTCGCTGCTGAACAATGGTGGTATCAATCTTATCCCTGGAGGAATGACCGCTGTAGACGATCAGACACAGCAGTTTGTTCAGCCGCTATTCCAGATCAATTTAGATATTGACCATGCTTCACAGGAGATCATTCGCACGGAGGATGCAATCAAAAGGCATTATAGTGCAGATTTGTTCTTGATGCTGGATAGTGTAGATAACGGGCAGATGACAGCACGTGAGGTTATGGAGCGCACACAGGAAAAATTACAACAACTTGGTCCTGTGGTGGAACGTCTGCAGGATGAGTTTCTAACGCCAATCATTGTAAGGATATATAACATCCTTGAAAGAGCAGGAGCTTTCCCTCCGATACCGCCTGAAATTCAGGACCGCATAAGTAATGAGGATATCAAAATTGAGTATATTTCTCCGCTGGCACAGGCACAGAAAATGAGTGGGCTTGTTAATATTGAGCAGGCTCTTGCTACTACGCTGCAGATGGCGCAGGCTTGGCCAGAGGTGCTAAAAAAAGTTGATCCTATTGGAACTTTGTCCAAATATTTTGAAATGCTTGGCGCTCCTGCCGCTATGCAACGTAGTGATGATGACGTTAAAAAGCTCATTGAGCAGGAGCAGCAGGCGTTACAAGAGCAGCAGCAGGCACAGGAAGCAATGGCTCTTATGCAGGCAGCAGCACCGGCAGCGCAGGCTGCAAAAAACATGACTGAGGCTGCAAATGACGGAAATCCGGCAATGGCAGCTTGGCTTGGTATGGGAGGTGGTGCAGGTGGTGTATAAGTCGATTACAGACCAAAACAGCAGGCAAGCAAAATTGCAGGAGTTTTTCTATAGAGAACTTCAAAAACGCGATCAAGATGCGCTGCTGACCATCTTAAATAGCGAAAGCGGACGCTGGTTTTTAATGCGGTTGCTGGACAAAACAAAAGTTAATGCGGATAACTTCACTGGTAATTCGCAGACCTTTTATAACGAGGGCATGCGAAAAGTTGGTTTATTGATCCTAAACGATATTCAAAATCTTGGTATCACTGGAGTAAAGCTCAAACAAAAAGCTGAGCTTGAATATATAAATACTCAAATCAAGGCACAGAAAATAGTTGCCGAACAATTGGAAGGAGACGATGAATAATGGAAGATGAAATCAACACAAGTGCCAACGATAACACGCAGGGCACAGAAACAGTTGAGCAGCAAGAGGACACACAGCATGAAACCCAATCTCAGGATACCCTTCTTGGGGGTAAAGCAGAAACCCAATCTCAGGAAAACGCTGAACAGATCGCTTATGACTTTAAAGAAACTATTTCTGCTATGGGGGACTTTGAGTTCAGCCAGGAAGAAAGCGATAAGTTTGTAGAGGTTATTAAGGATATGGGACTTAACAACGAGCAGGCGAACGCTATCGTTAAGTATGGCGGTGAGTGGGGGAAGGGTATTGCAGAAGCTGCTATGACCGCTGTTATCGAACAGCGAAATACAGAAATCCAAAACTGGGGCGAGACGGCAAAAAAAGAGCTCGGAACAGAGTTTGATAGTACAATCAATCTTTGCGGTCTTGCGGTGGAGCATGTAGAGAAAGCTGTTCCGGGTATCAGACAGGCATTAAACGAAACAGGCGCAGGTAACAGAATTGAAGTTATCCGCGCTTTTTCTATGCTCGGAAGGCTGTTGGAAAGCGATCCTGGCAAAGGTGTTGGTGCTCCTGTTGCACAGAGGAATAGTCTTGAAAAATTCTATGACAAAACAGATTTTACTAAATTAAAATAAGAGAGGATGAATGAATAATGACAGTTTTAAATCAACTAGCTTATACTTTGGCTGACTGGAGAGGTAGACTTGATCCATCTGGGAATGTAGATGATATCATTGAAGTCTTATCTCAATCCAATCCAATTTTAGAAGAAATGACCTTTATGGAAGGAAATCTTCCTACTGGCATCGTGACTACTCAGCGTACAAAAGTTCCTGAACCTTCTATCCGCCGTATCAATACCGGTGTTCCTTATAAAAAGAGTGGGGTAAAGCAAATCAACGATACGACTACTTTATACGAAAACCGTAATAAGATGGACGTAGAGCTTTTGCGTTTGCAGAATGACCCTGCTGCTTTTCGCTACAGTGAAGATTTAGCATTTGTAGCTGGCTTTGGCGACCGTATTGCTAAAGATGTTATTTATGGCGGACTTAGCGAGGTTCCGGATGAATTTAACGGATTCGATATCAGACATCGTTATTTTGGCAATGGTGATGATCCGACAGCTGAGGGTTATACCACTCTTAATGCTGGCGGTGGTTCTAAGAATACCTCTATTTACTTCGTAAACTGGGGTGAGCGTACCTGTTCTGGTGTGTTTCCTAAAAATGGCAGCGCTGGTTTGAAAAAAGAAGATCTGGGACAACAAACTACCATGGCAGATGATGGAACTGAATTTGAAGCAATGATTACGAAATGGACATGGAATGTAGGGCTGACTATTCGCGATTACAGAGCTGTCGGAGCTATTCGTAATATTGATGCAGCACAGTTTGCATCTGCAACTTCTGCTCAAAAACAGAAGATTATTGAGAATGTTATTCGGGTCCATGACCGACTGAGAAACCCTGACAGTGTTATGATGTACTGCTCTCGCAGCATGTATACGCTGTTCAAGTTGTGCTTGATCGATAAAAATAATGTCCATGTTGAGATGGAAACGCTGGCTAATGGCATTAAAGTATTAAATGTAGATGGCATGCGTGTGCGTAAACTTGACTGCATTCGTGAAGACGAAGCTAAAATTGAAGCATAAGGAGTGAAGAATAATGAGATTAGACAAGGAAAATATTTTCTTTGAGAAACCTGCTGCAGAATTAGTTGATGGTGTTCTCGGTGATGTTATCGCTATGGGTGGCGGTGACAGCATTAATCCGATGTGGCTTTATGTAGGACCGAAGCTTGAAAGCGGCAGCGTTGCTTTGACATTGGAGACTGCTGATGATGAGGAGTTCAGCGAGGCTGTAGCACTGGGAAGTTTTACACTTGACGAAAAGGCACCTGTGAGAGCTAAGGTTCCTTTGGGAGTAAAAAAATATCTGCACATTAAGGCCAGTGAATCCAGTACTCCTACTAATGCAACGGCTGCTAAAATTGTTGCAGCTCTTGCTGTGGATGTTGATTTTAAATGATTTTATATAGTAACGGCAAGACGGTTATACCTGGCAGAAGGCTTGAAGATATGTCAGCCAATGAATTGAGAGTTAAGCTCTATAATGCTGATATTAAATATCCGGTAAATGCCAGCAAACAAGATTTAATCAGGCTTATTAGAGAAAATATTAAATAACACCTATATAGTCATGTGACGGCTATGTACAAGCACTTAGGGACGTCTTAAAGGCGTCCCTATTTTAATAAAGAGGAAAATAACATGGAGGTGTTTCCGTGATGAATAATACAGATATTTGTAATATGGCCTTGGCTTATTTAGCCAAAGGCCGCATTTCTTCTATTGATGAGAATAACGAACTTGCAAGGCAGTGTAAGTTGTTTTATGACCATAGCAGAAAAGGACTATTGCGAGAATACAGTTGGGGATTTGCTAAGAGGATTATCAGGCTTGCAGAACTGGATGCTTTAAATCCTGATTGGAAGTATGTGTATGCATATCCAGAGAAATGTGTATGTGCAAGGCGCATATTTAATGAAAAAGAAAATGTAAGCAGTTTAGAGAGGGACAAGTATGATTTGTTCTTGGTTAGCGACAATACGCAGGCTATCGGCTGCAACGTATATCAGGCATATTTAGAGTATACTTATGATGCTGAGAATGCAGAACTTTTTAGCTCGGACTTTACAGAGGCGCTGGCAAGAATGCTGGCCTTTAATATTTGCTTGCAGTTAAATGGTAATGGAACTATCCAACAAACACAGTATCAGCTGGCACAGGCTGCATTAAGCAGAGCAAAATATACCACAGCAGCTGAACGTCAGGATAAGCTGGATTACCCTGACAATTATTTTGCTGCGAGGATGTGATATTATGGCTAGAGGAAGCGGACCAAATCCTTTTTATGTACTGCAACCTGCATTTACTGCAGGTGAGATATCTAATGCTGTTGCTAATCGTGTCGATTTGGATAAATATCAATATGCTCTTTTGACTGCTGAAAATTGTTATATTCGTCCTTATGGACCTGCATATCGTCGTAGTGGTACGGTTTACTGCATTGCTACCAAATATGCTGATAAAAGGTGTATTCTGGCTGGATTTAATTTTACCGATGATATTAATTATCTGCTTGAAATAGGCGATCAGTATATTCGGATCCACAGAAATGGGAATTATTTAGGGATAGAAATAGTAACGCCTTTTACAGAAGCTGATTTGGAAAAATTGAGATTTGCTCAGTCAGCAGATGTTATATATATCACAAGTGGGAATTATCCAGTAAAACAACTGGCTAGATATAGCGAAGATGATTGGAAGTTTGGCGATTTTGAAATTACTCATGCTTATTTTGAAGATGAGGTAACTATGGATTTGGTTGAGAGTGCTGTTTACACGGCGCCTGGCAATTATACGTATACAGTCCCGAAAGATGGCCGTTATACAATAGAAGTAGCTGGTGGCGGCGGTGGCGGCAGTGGTGTAGCCAGAAAAGCAAGTGATAAGCAAAGTTCAGGTGGCACAGGTGGTCGTGGTGGTTTTTACAGTTTTGAGATGGATTTGACCGAAGGTGATAGTTTCCCTGTAACTGTGGGAGCTGGTGGCAAAGGTGGTGCTGTGCATTATGGAGCTGGTTACGGTAATGCTGGTGGCAACGGCGGAAGCAGCAGCGCTTTTGGTTGGGTAGCTCAAGGTGGTGGTGGAGCTACTGCAGCTTATTCGGAAGAACATGGTGCAAAGAACGGAAGCGACGGAACCAACTATGGTAATGGTGGCATTGGTGGTAAGAAAGGTGTTGCTTATGATGAAAATAACCTTTCAGGAACAGATGGCTCTAACGGCTGGGTTACTATAGCGTTTCAGGATAATCCAAAGGTTACGCCGTCCAGCACAACAGGTACTGTAACCATTACAAGCAATAGACCGATTTTCAACGAAGGGCTGATTGATGGTAACATCAGGCTGACGCACGAGGTAGAATCTTTTTCAGTAGAATTGAATTTGAAGGACAATGCTACTGGAACTACTGGCGCTGTTGTAGTGGGAGAAAGTTGGAAAGTTATTTCTGGCGGTTCCTGGACCGGAAGTTTCCAAATACAAAAAAGTGAAGATGGTACTACATGGAAAGAATACCGTAAATATTCAAGCACAAACAATTTTAATCCTACTGAAAGCGGGACAGTAACAGACACTACCTATTTGAGAATAGAGGCGTCTATAACGAGCGGTGATTTGACTGTAACACTAACCGCTCTTCCTTATACTAAAGATGGTACAGCAAAAATAATTAGCTATATCGATGAATATAATATTAAGGCAATGGTAAATGAGCCGTTTGGGTCTACCGAAAGTACAACTACTTATGCTTTCGGAGCATGGGACAGCAATTTCGGCTATCCAAAAACAGTATGCTTTTTTCAAGACAGACTTTGTTTTGGTGGAAATAACAAAAGACCTTATATGGTTTGGATGTCAAAAAGCGGGGATTATCCTAATTTTGGCGTGGAGAAGGTTAGTGGGACGATAACGGACGACAGTGCTATTGCTGCATCATTTATCAGCAGAAAACAGTTTGATATTTTACATTTGATACCATCTGTTGACCTTCTTGTCTTAACACAAGGGAACGAATGGATCGTTTCTGGAAGTGAGGTTGTAACACCAACAAATATCACACCCAAAATGCAAACTACGAGAGGCTGCAGTAATTGCGAGCCACTTACAATCGGCAATAGGATTGTATTTGTACAGGGACGTGGTTCGACAGTTCGTGATATGGGCTACAGCTTTGAAACAGACAGTTATGGTGGCATGGAATTAACAATACTGGCAGGGCAAATTATAAAGGGGCTTTCTATTATCGATTCAGCTTATAAGCAGGAGCCGGACAGTATAATTTATTTCGTGCGTAGTGATGGCACGATCGCTTGCCTGTCTTATATAAGAGAGCAGGAAGTATACGCATGGTCCAGGATCATTACTGACGGCGAATTTGAAGCTGTCGTGAATATTCCAGAAGGGGACGAAGATAGTATCTACGCTGTTGTAAAACGTGTGGTAAATGGAGAGACGGTTCGCTATATTGAACGCTTTGATAATAATTATGATGGTGACAGTCCGAATGATTATGTAATGCTGGACTGTGCTAAAAAATACGATATGGAGGAAGCAACAGATACTTTAACAGGACTTGGTCATCTTGCCGGTAATACAATTTCTGTGTTAGGAGATGGACGTGTATTGAGAAATTATACGGTGCAGGATGATGGCACTGTTAAATTGCCGATACAAATTAAACGTGCAGTTGCAGGATTACCATATACTATGAATATCGAGCTTCCAAACATTGAAATCCAGTTACAGGACGGAACTATGCAGGGAAGATTTAAACAGGTCTCAGAAGCGATTTTACGAGTTGAGAATACTCTTGGCGGTGAAGTTGGCACCGAATTTGGGAATCAGGATGCTATCGCCTATGATGAATTTAGTATGACTGAAAATATGAAATTGTATAGTGGAGATAAAAAGGCTACTCCGCCGACAGGAGGGTTTGATCGAGACGGAAGGCTGTGCATTACAAGCAGTGAGCCGTACCCATTTAATTTATTAAGCGTAACAAGGCAGGTGACATTTGGTGGCTAAAAAATACAAGGTTGAAGTAGCGGATGTCGATAATGCAATAGAGATTGCTGCAGCGTTGCTGAAAGATTTGCGGGACAGCGACAGGCAGGAATTAGAAGCATACGATGAAGATGCAGTAATGCTGATTGCCGGTAGTATTGAAAATGCAGAACATTGTTATATTTACAGGGATATGAAAGATAATATTCTTTGTATTGTAGGGTTAGCTGCTGTTTCCAGTGTTCCGGGCAAAGAAATTTGGATGTTGGGGACAAAAAGGATAAGCTGTTTCAAAAAAGAGCTACTTATTTGCGCTGCAAGGCTTCTAATCAAGAAATGGGTGCAAGAATATGGACGGCTTTATAATTATGTTTATAGTGGCAATTCTGCTTCGATACGGTGGCTTGCTAGACTTGGGGCAATGTTCCTGGCACCGATAAAAATAAAAAAGAACGGAAAAGAGTTTCTTCCGTTCGTAATTGAGGAGGGGAGTATATAATGTGTATAGATCCAATGACATTAGGTATAGGGCTTACAGCATTACAGGGTGTATCTGCCATCTCGTCTACAAATCAGCAGGCTAAGGCACAGCAGGCGTATTATGATGCGCAGGCACAGGCTGCAGAACAAAATGCTGATATTCAGGCAAAGCGTGGTGAACAGATAGCAGAGCAATATGCTTATGAACAACAAAAGCTCAATGATAGACGCCGTATTGCGGCAGGTCAGCAGGCGGCCGCATTTGGTGCTGCCGGTATCAGCGGGGATATGGGTACAGCTCTTGACCTTAGTGATTCGAGCTTTAGAGCATATAGAAAAGACAGTAATCAGCTTTTAGGTAATCAGCGTAACGACCAGTGGAGCAACTATCTTGGTGTAGTGAATTATAAGAATCAGGCTAATGCAGCAAGAGCTTCTGCTTACAATGTTAAACAGCAGGCTAAGCAACAGAATATGGGCACTATTCTTGGAACGGCTGCGAACATTTTCAGCGTATATAACAATTTTGGCGGGAGCGGGAAAACTGGCGGAGCAGCCCAATCTTATGGCAGAGGTGGTAATGGTTATGGTTGGGGTAACAGCGGTAATCTGACCTTTGGAAATTATAATCCCAAAAAATATGGGCTATACTATGGTAGTTTATTTTAACTTGCATTGATATGAAATGTATTATATAATAAACGAAAAGAGATAGTCAGTGGTCGCACGCTGGCTCTCCCTCATGATTGTAAAATGGGAAAAGAGATAGTTTAACGTGTGGTAGCGTTAGCTCATCTCGTAACAAGAATGTGATTGAAAGCGAGCCCGCGACCTTACGTTGGGCTTATTTTCTTGCTATTTTACAGACTGTATCGGTATTAATTCGGACTGTATCGGGATTGAGTCAGACTGTGCTTGCATTAGTACGGAATGTATTATATAATAAATGAAAAGAGATAGCTTGATATTGGCATGTCAGCTCTCTCCTGAAAAGTATAGACTTGAAGAAAAGGCCGACTACACCATTAGTTGGTCTTTTGTCTTATGTAAGTAAAATTACTTGCGATTAGACAAAATGATAGCAACGAGTGTACCAAAGGTTACCATCAAAGATAAGGCTTCGTATACAGTCATGCTATCACCTCCCTTGACAGGGAGAGAATCCGACTATCAAACTATCTCGGACAACATTATAACACACCTTTAAGCGCTTAACAATTTGTTAAAGCGCTTTTTCTATGCCCGAAAAGGAGGTACAAACAGAATGAAATTCAGTCAATATGCAGAGCAAGTAAATCCAAATACAATACAGGGGCAAGTACAAAGACCAGGCGATTTAAACAGCTACGGCGGTAATGGCGCTGGGTATGAGGCTATTGGTAGAGGATTGGGGGCTGCAAATGAAGCAGTCTTTAAACAAATGCAGAATGATGATATAGCAGCTGTTTTAGATGCATCTAATGCAATGAATATGGAATTGATAAATTTCTTTAATGGAGAGGATGGTATTCTTGGACGGCAGGGCGTAAATGCAGAAGGAAGCCTTAAAGAATCAGAAGATTTTATAAACAAAACTTTCGATAAGTATGCTTCTACCTTAGGTAACGAAAGACGTGCACAAATGCTTAGACAAAAATTCAACCCTAATGCCTTTAATTATCTTCGGTCGGCGGCATCTCACGAAAGAAAACAGAGACAAATAGCAGATGATAACAGGTTTAACACGGCAGCTAACAATAACATTAGCAATATGCTTATAAATTATAATGATTTAGATGCTATGAATGGAATCATAAAAGATACAAGTACTTTAGTGCAAATTTATGGTGAACAAAAGGGTTGGGACGATGAAACTATAATGCGAGCAAAAATTGCTGCGGTTACTGATGGATTAAAAGTAGCAATAGGCGATGCAATGAGTAAAGAAGATTATAACAGTGCAGATACTTTACTTAGGACTTATAAGGATATAATAGATCCTAATGTATATACTACACTGACTAATAGTCTTGCAAAAATTAGGCTCGAAAATGTTTATTACCAAACTGCATATAATATAGTCGATAAGTGTATTGGAGCTGACGGATATGTGGATGAAGCAAAACTCAGCCAGATGATTGATCAGGACTTTGGACCTGAAAATGATATTTTAGAGGGAATTGTTCCGTATTCTATACCAATAAGTACGGGGGATAATCCTGATTTGAAGAACCTTAATCCGGAATTAAAAGATTCTTTGGATTTGATTGGTGGAATTTTAAATCAAATGGGATTTGGAAATGTTGCAGAGATTACTAGTGGATATAGAGATAAGGAAAGAAATACCAGGGCTGGCGGCGTTCCCAATAGTAATCATATTACTGGTAATGCTGTTGATATTTATTTAGGTAATATCAATGCAGCTCAAAAGGAACGCTTGAAGAAAGTATTTGAACCGTATTTTGGCGAAGTTATTTATCATAATGCCGGTAGCGGAGATCATTTGCATTTAGGTGAATATAAACAAAATCTTAGCCCTAATAGTGAGATCAGCAGTCCGTTTAATCCACAGATGTATAAACAAGTCCGACAGTTAGCTAAAGCTAGAGCGTCTGATATCAATAATGCTAAAAAACAGGAAATTGCAAAATACAAGGAAGATTTGGCTTTGCAAATAAATACAGCTCCTACAGAAGCGGAAGCGGTAAGGCTTATCAACGCTTCTAATTTGAGTAATAAAGAAAAAATATCGTTGATAAAAGCTCAACGTGAAGTTAGAAATCCTGCGAATTATATGACTACTGCGGATAAAACCATGTGGGAATATGTAAACAGTGGTAATTATAATAAAGATTTAGCGTTAATGGAAGAATATAATAACCGTGCTATGGATAGTGCTGATGAAATAACTCCTGCTCAGCAACAGAAATATGATAAAGCAGCTCGGCATTTGAATGACTATTATGCTTGGGCGAATCCTAATTATCAGACCAGAGATTATAAACAGGACTATAGCAATAACCAAGAGTATAAACAAATGCTTTCAGATATTGAATATATGGCGGAAAGAGGTGCTTCTAAAAATGAAATAACGGAATATGTGCAAGAAATAGCTAAAGAAAATGGCTTTGATGAACAATATATTCTTGACACTATTATGTGGGATAAATTAGGTAAAATTGAAGGCGGTGTAAAATAATGTCAACAGCAAGAGAAAAAATGCTGGCAAAGTTTGCAAATAAACCGGTTCTTGAAAATAAAGGCTTCTTTCAACGAGCTGCAGAACGTGTGACTGAGAATTATTTAAATAGCCAGGGTGAAGTTGAACCGTCATTAGAAGAACAAATGGAAGATGTAACTGCGGAAGAAAGAGGTAAATTTTTTGAGGGTGTGGGTGAACGATTGGGAGAAATAGCAAGTAATTTCTCTACAGGAGCGATACAAGGCGCACAAGAGGTCGGTAGGCAAGCTAACCGGCTTGCGGTATCTAATCCACTCGCATTGACTGGAACGCCGATGCAGGGCGGATATACAAATGCTCCAGCTCCGATGCAGACAGAAGAACAGGAGAAAGCAGGGGAGCTGTATAAGAAGGCTACAGGCAATTTTACAGAAGAAACTATAGCACCAGTTGCAATGGCTACAGCACTGTTAGCTCCAAGTAGTTTTGCCGCACCAGTTATTTCTCCTTTTGCTTTGTCTAGCTTAGAAACTAATGTAAAAAAAGAAGGCATTAAAGGCGTAGGTTCGACAGCCAAAGAATTTGTGCCAGGATATGGGTTATATCAATTTTTCTCTCAAAAAGATATTGGGAAGTATGCAAAAGAACAACCGTCAGCATTTATAGTCGACGCATTTGGAAGTGCAATTCCTGATATATTATCCTTAAAAGCTGGAAAACATGCAGTAAAGGAGAACACTTTCAACTACAGAACAGCAATGTCATCTTTGTTAGGCGAAACAGAAAAAAGAGCGGCATATGCTGCATCAAAAATTTTGCATAATATATATGATAATAGCAAAGAGAATCTACCTGAATTTAAAATGCAGGAGGTTAGTGTAGAACCGTTAAGAGATACACGTAAAGTTCAAGGTATGTTGAGCGAAAATCAAAGTCTGCCAGAGGTAAAATTGGCTATTGATGAACAAAACTTTGCTAAAAATGTTGATGCTATTGTTCAAAATACTTATGAGGGCGATGGTGCCGTTCCGGTCATGTCTACGCCTCTCGCTTTGGAGTTGGCTGGTGCTGAAATATTACCTGTTGAAATAAGTCCTAAAAACCTAAAAAAAATCACCATAGGCAAGCACAATGTTGCTAATGGTGAAGGAATGACCCCAGATATTGTAAAACAAATACCTCGGGCTTTGACTGATCCTCTTATGATTTTTGAGGCAGAATATAGCGGCAAAAAGGGCGAAAATAGGATAATTGCAGTATTGGATTTAAAGGATCAGAATGGTACAACGGTTGTAACACCATTTGAATTAAAGCAAAAAAATAATAAAAAGGGCTATGAAATCAATGAAATGCTTAGTGCTTTCGGAAAAGAGGATAAATTTACTAAGCAACAGGCCACTAAATGGTATGAAGATAATGTAAGTGCTGGCAGATTGCGGTATATAAATAAAGGAAAAACTGCCGAATGGCTCAAATCCGCAAGGGACGAATACCCAATGTTGGAAAGAGCAGTCGACAGTTCTCTTACCTTAAATATACCCACTGAAAAAGACTTTGTCAACTTAAAAAATAGAAAGACAGAACAATATTCTTTAGGGAATAAGTCAACTGGAGAAGAAGTTACTTTTGGTAGATCTGGACGAACTAGAAGCGGAGATGAAATTAAGCCAGTTACTAGAAAAGAGGTTGAAGCTGCTTTCAATGCAATCGTTCCAGTTCGTATTGGCGGCGTTGGTGAAAAATATAAAGGGTTGTTTAAAGTTGGGCCAGAAGTTGTCAGGAGCAGGACTTTTGCTGATTATGCTACATACTCACATGAAATAGGTCATTTTTTAGATAAAAAATTAGGAGTTAAGGGCAGTGATGCGGAACTTATAGCTGGAGCAGAAAAAGTATGGGGTGATAATAGTATATTCAGAGAATATACTAATGCCGAAAAACGTGCAGAGGGTATTGCTGAATTTACACGGCAAATATTTGCTGATCCGGAAATGGCAGAGCGGAATTTCCCTAAGTATTATGAAAATTTTATTCAAGCATTAGGTAACCCGAATAATAAAGATTTGGCTAAAAAGTTTGACAGGCTTGCTGATGTAATGCATCGTTATTCTCTGCAAAGCGATCAAGCAAGGGCAAGAGCATCCATATCTTTTGCAGATGATTTAAACTTAAAAAATATGGCTCAAAAAGCAGAAGATGTTTTTGCAGATGCATATAAATATGCAGTTGATGACAAAGACCCTATAAATAAATTTGTTGAAGCTGTTGTTGAAAAAACTGGGAAAGAGTTATCATATGAAGATAACCCTTATTTGCTCGCAAGAAGTGCTGCAAGCAGTTCAAAAGCAAGGGCTACAATGCTTTTAGATGATAAGGGCAGACCTGCAGACGTTATTGAGGCTTTAAATAAAGTCTACAACAACAAATTAAAGTATGCTGTTACATTGCAGGATATTCTAAAAGACGTGGATAGTGTGCGGTTTCCTAAAGATTACCTGCGTAGTAATGGTTATAAGGATAACAGGCAAGCATTTTCTACATATTTAGCTGCTAAACGGCAACTTGAATTACAAAATATTCATAAAGAATATAATGGACCTATGGAGAAGAATCTTGCAGTAAGTATTGTAGAAAATGCTCCGAAGGAATTTGCCGCTGCATCAGAGAAGGTTTATCAGCATTTTGATAATGTTTTATCTATATTGGAAGATGCTGATATTATAAGTGAAAAACAACATAAAATTTTATCTGATAAATACAAGAATTATGTTCCTATGTATAGAGATAGAACACTTGAGGATGCAAAAAATATTCCAGGTTACAAACCAAAGAATGGACTTGCCAATGTCGCAAATCCAATAAAAGATTTAGTTGAATATGGTGGAGAATGGAATGTCATTGACCCATTAGACAGTTTAATTGCCTATACACAGAAGTCTATAGATGCTGCCGAACGAAATAAAGTAGGACTGGCATTATCAAGACTAAAGGATGTAGAAGGGATTGGACGTTACTTAGAAGAAAGGCCAGATTTAAAAGGTAAAGGATCACCAGAGAATTTTGTGTTTACTGTATGGGAAAACGGCGAAAAGAAATCATATCAAACGGCACCAGAACTATATGATGCAATGGTTAATTTAAGTTTGCCAACATTTAATATTGTTGAAAAAGTATTTATGACACCAGCCGAAGTTATGCGTGCTGGCGCAACTGGAACACCGGCTTTTGGTGCTTTTAACTTTGCCAGAGATATTTTGACTTCTGTTTTATATTCTAATAATACAACGATTCCTGTTATCGAACCAATTGGCAATACGATGTATGGACTTTGGGAAGCATTTCGAAGCAATATTCGTAAAAAAAGCAGCCTGTATAGAGAGTTTGAAGCGGCTGGTGTACCGATGACGACACGTATTTCTACAGATAGAGCAAGCTTAAAATGGCAGAAACTGCAAGAAACTCCTGGTATAAAGCAAGGCACAATGGTTTATAAGGCTTTTCAAAAGCTAAACCAATCTCTTGAGGAAGCTGCCAGATTAGGTGAATTTGCTGCAGGACGCAGGAGAGGAAAAAGCATTTCGGAAGCTGGGATGGATGCAAAAGAAATAACTACTGACTTTAGTAGAGCTGGCAGTTTAGGACGGAAATATAATAGATATGTGCCGTTTTTTAATGCTGCTATTCAGGGTACAGACAGGCTTATTAGAGAAGTTAAGGCTCATCCTGTACGTTTGGGAGCTAGAGTTGGAACGGCAATAATATTACCGGCTTTGTTTGAATGGTTGGCGTTTCATGATGAAGACTGGTATCAAGATGTTCCGCAGGATATTAGGGACAATTATTTTATTGCCAGAATTGGTGATGAAATAGTAAAAACTCCATTACCGCAGGAAGTTGCATTTTTATCTGGCGGATTTAAAAGAGGACTTAGTAAAATACTTGATGATAATCCTGATGCAATGAATAAATGGGCTTCTAATACGCTTGATACAATGCTGCCTGATTATGTTCCTGCTTTTATGAAACCGTTTTTAGAATGGCAGTCATCTTATAATTTCTTTACAGAAAAGAATGTTGTACCTGTAAGTTTGCAGAATCTACCAGATAGAGAACAATATGATATTTATACAAGCATGACTGCAATAAAACTTGGTCAGGCACTGAATGTTTCTCCGAAGAAAATTGATAACTTGATTCAGAATGTAGGTGCTACTGGGGCAGTTACATTAAATGCTATGATCGGCGATTCTGTTTTGGGGCGTGAAAATGAATTGCCGGCTAAATATATGAATGAAAAGCCTGTTATTGGTCGTTTCGGATATACGCCGGGTAAACGAAGCCAGAATATAGAGGATTTTTACCAGCTTTATAATGATACCAGTAAAGAGTTTAATGCTTATGGTAAGTTAGGTAAAAATGCTAAAAACTGGAATAATTTAAAAAATGCAATGAAAAAAGTGCGTGCGCTTAATAAGAAGCGGAAGACAATACTTAATAATCCTAAGTTGTCTGCACAGGAAAAACGTACACAGATGGATAAGTATCAACAGGATATTATAAGGATTGCTACCATGGCAAATGAGAAGTATAGTTTAAAAGAATAAAAATAACCGCCCCAATTTTGGGGCGGTTTAACTTTAGTATCCCACAGGAGCAGGAATTAAAGTGAGTTTCGTATTGATGATATCAAGTGCATCACACGATATTTTAATTCCTATGTCTTTTATTGTTGTGGCAAAACATTGAGATTTTTCAGGCGTATTACAGTAGTTATACAGCTTTAAAACTTCATGTAGAGCAATCAGTTTGCCTTCTAAATCCTTTATCTTCTTCTGCAGCTCTGTATTCATAGGTGCATTAACAAGCATAGGTCTTTGCGGCTCACACGACGATTTTACTGGGAACAATTCAGCAGGTGTAAATTTTCGATTTCTAGCTTCGTATATCTTTCTAACTCCGCTTTCAGTGAGCACCAGCAATGCAACGATTGCATGCTTAATCTTATTCTCTCTGCGGAACTCAAACAAATCACGTCCACGTAAGAAATAAAAATCTACGCTCTCTGTCATAAACCACGGTCTGCGAATATAATTTTGAATCGACGATGCATCAACATTGAAGATCATAGCTATATCTAACTTAGTTAATACCGGTACGCCTTTCCAATATTTTACTGTAGGCTTATATGGCTCCTCAATAAGCTTTTGCTGTAAAGGCTTTTTATTGAGCTGTTCCTCCATTTCATGGAACCGGTTGATATAAGATGCAGTAAACGACGACCCTTTACGACCGGTTTGTTTATGGGCTAAGAACTCACAGCCTTTCTTGGTTATTTGATAGATTTTATAACGTCTGCCAGTACCAGCTTTATAGGATGTTTCTTTGAAAAAATCATCAGAACCCAATTTTGGGTTTTGACCTAAATAGCTAATATAAGTATCAATATCCCTCAATAAATGGTCATGTCTTTTGTTAAGCATTACTGCTACTTCACGGCTGTCTAAAGTTAAACTTTTGATGTTATTCATGCTGACAACTCCTTTCAATTTGAAAGAAGAAGTGCTTTATGTTACAATATTCCATAGAAGCACTTGCTTCTGTGTATAAGACTGGTATTTGCTTTCCACGGCGGCCAGTCTTATTTTTTTATATCGTCCTTTAATTTTTTTATGCCTCTCCTTATTCCTTCTGTTCGTGAAATAACCTCTTGTTTGCAATAACGATCCAAAACAGATAAAGTTTCTTCATCTAATCGAACATGAATAGGATTTGTTTTGGGATTATTTGTCGGACGACCTCTTTTTTTAGCTACCATTTTTTCACCTCCTTTTTCGTAGCCCTTAATTAAATTATATTTTTGTAGCCCGAAAAAGTCAAGTGTTATTTTCAACAAATTACGAATGTGATATAATTGTGAAAAGTGAGGGATACAAATGATAGATTCTATGAAACTTATTAAATTATTAGCCAAGGATATATCTACTATTTCTTCTAACGAAAGTCAAAATATATGCATTTTAACTTCTTCAGATGGAATTAGTGAACCTTATTTAAACTTTATCGAAGAATACATATGTGTAAAAACCTATATGGTATATAAGCTTTTAGTGGATTCAGACTTTTTAAATCACAATGATGTAATACGAGATAAAAATACATTATTGGAGGTACTAATATCCCAAACAATTAGTTTTCTTGAAGAAAATACCTCGTTGTTTCCTACTTCATTATTTTTTGATAATGTTGTTAAGAAAATATCAAGCCGGGTTCAAGGTTACATGCAAGATTGTTGTGGATATTTTTCTATCACTGTAGCGTTTATTCAAAATTTGCCAAATTCTTTAAGTAATAATATAGATGTGGCATTATTGGCTAAATTTATTGATAAGGGAAATAAAAAAATAATGGATGATGTAGAATGTATTATTAAGTTCAGAACTGCTGAAAAAAAACAAACATTAATACGATTATTTTTCCCAAAAATCAACTGTTTTTTAGAGATATTTATAGTTTTTGTTTTGTTTTTATTGATACCTGTATTATTAAATTACTTAATTGATAATCCAAACAAAAAAATGTATTATGTCTATGCTTATATATTATGGGCATTGCCCGCTCTACTAACTTATATTGATAAAGCTGACCCAGCAGTAAAACATAAATCTGATTTTATGGAAAATGCTATTAGAGTATGGGCAATTTTATTTGCATTGTTTTGTGTTAATATAATTGTTGGGCTAAAAATTATTTATGATTGATAAAAATAAAACCGCTAAACTGATTGAAAACGAGAAGCCCGAATGGCTCATGCCGTTTTCAACAGATAGCGGTTTTGTTAAGACTGACAAGTGGCTACCTTCTCCTAGCAGCGATTCCGCTAGCAGAATAACCGACCTTGACAGTCTTCTTAATAATAGTATACCAGATGAAAATGCACTCCGCAAGAGACGAGAAGAAATGCAGGGATACTACCAGACCGCTTTTCACGGAAGTCCACATAAATTTGAAAAATTTGATTTGGGATCTGTTGGTACAGGAACAGGTATACAGGCCCATGGATGGGGTTTGTATTTTGCTTTCAGCAAAAATACTGCTAAACGATACAGGGATAGATTGAAAGGTAGCCGTGATACATATACTGGCGAAGGGTCTCTAGTTGAGGTTGAAATCCCTGAAAATGATGTATTACTTGATGAAAATAAATCTATTGAAAAGCAACCGCCTAAAGTACGCGAGATTATTAAAGCTGAATTAGAAAGAATTGGTGGGAGTGCGAATAGCGGCAGAAGCTTTTATAAAGAATTAATGTTTGAAATGAAAAGGAGGGGGGCGGAAAATCCAGCCAGAGCAGCATCTGAACATTTAAATAAATTAGGGATAAAAGGCATTAAATATGTTGGAATGGTAGATGGAGAATCATATGTAATTTTTGACGATCAGGCAATAAAAATAATAAACAGTTATAATCAAAAAGTTAATAACGATAAAAAAGGTGCTATCACCTGGGACGAAGAAGGTAAAGCAATTATCAGATTGTTTGAAGGTGCCGATGCTAGTACTGTTATTCACGAGACGTTGGGACACTATTTGTCAGTGAATATTATGAGGCGCAGTAAACTTCCTACCGCAACAGAACAGATGCGTAAAGATAGGCAGACGCTCCTTGAATATGCAGAAAGCAGTGAAGAAGAATGGGCTGAACTTGATAAATATGATGGCGATCTTACCAAAGAGCAGTTTGACCGCAAAACAGCAATTTATGAACGTTGGGCAACGGGGGCGGAACAGTATTTTATGTTGGGTATTGCACCAAGCAAAGACTTGCGACGGATATTTGCAAACTGGAAAAAGTGGCTGCTTGGTATTTATAAATCGATCAAAGATTTTGTTGATTCTAATAAAGAATATGCAAAAGAGATTACCCCGGAAGTAAGAGCAGTATTTGACAGAGCGCTTGCAAGTGAGGAGGCTATCATAGGGCAACAAAAGCTAGACGGATATTTTGCCAAACTTCCTGATACTATTATAGATAAACTTTCCGAGACGTCTAAAATACAACTTGCTAAAACAATAGAAAATGCCTATGACAAAGCTGTTGAAAGCTTGACGAAAGAGAGCCTTAAAAATTTCACTAAAGAACGCAGTGCGGAAATAAAGGCATACAGAGATAAAGTTACTCCTGCGATTAAAGAAAATGTTCAAGGTCAAAAACTTTATTTAGCGGAAAGACAAATGATCGAAACATTAGGAGAAAAAAGTGCTGTTACAGCTGCGCGAAAATATCAAGAGCTAATTGGTAGAGCAAAGAACCCCGAAGAAGTACTGACCGATAAAGATCAAGAATATATGCTATTGTTTTCTGCAGTGGCAGAGCAAAATGAATATGCTAGTGGAGAAGACTTTGCAAAATCTGTTCTTGCAAATCCTACGGAAGCACAGGCTATAAAAAATGCTGTTGATAAAGTTGTTAACGAGAAGTATCCTGACATAGTGCTTGAAAGACAGGCAGCTGAACTTGCGACTAAGGAAGCTTTCTATAGTGATGAAAGTGGCTTGGTTCTAGGGGTTGAACAGCAAATAATCGAAGATGCCGCGGCTGGTATTCTCGCCAAACAGCGTAGCACAGAAACTAAAATGAAACTAGCTAAAGCACGTAGGCAACAAGCTATGAATGCTGCAGTTGAAATGATTGATAATATGTCAATAAAAGATGCAGTAAGAGTGCAAAAATTTATTGTTGCAGAGCGTAACGCCGCAGCTAAAGCTGCTGTTGCTGTAAGAGATGGAGATATGGAAACAGCCTTAACTCAGAAACGGTTACAGGCATTAAACCATGCTCTGGTTATGGAAAGTATGAAAACTAGACTTGCTGTAGATAAGGCGGGAAGAGCTTTAAAAAGGGCTAAGAACGCAAAAAAAGAAACTTGGGTTAATGATGACCATCTGTCTCAAGCAGGAGCATTGTTTGCAAGAATGGGTATAAAGTTAAAAGGATACGATCCGGCTAATAAAAAAATGACGCTTGAACAATACGTTAATGCTATGAATAAGTTTTTAGGAAACGCTGATATTGCTGAGTGGCTATTTGATGAAACTGTTGACATTTCTAATCCTACTGCATTAACGCGCAATCAATACTTTGATGTGGTTGACGCTATAAAAAATATCCGGGCTCTGGCAAAACAGGAAAAAGGCGTAGGCCTATTAGAAACTAAAAATGATTTTAATGAATTCAAGGAAGAAACGTTATTGCACCTTCAAAAACTGAAAACAACTGAAAAGCTTGTTCCAGGAGAAAACGCAAAAGTAAACCTGATTGAAAAAGGAATAGCTCAAGGGTTAACATCCGACAGCATATATGAAATTCTCGACAAAGGGAAGCAAGGATTCTTTTACAATATGCTTTATCTTCCGCTAAAGCATAAGCTTGACCTTGAAAGCGTTGACTTGGCTTATTTAGCAAATAAGTTTGAAACTGCGTCTAAACGTTGGAAAGAAGCTGTTGGGGATGTCTATGCAAAGGTAAGTTATTCAGAATTAGGCACAGATATAGATGGTGAACAATTAAAGATTGACAGAACGAATCTTGTCAAAATGCTTGTGTATTCAGGGACTCAGGAGAGTTTTAGGAGATTGTGTGATACTCCACCGATTGGGCTTGAAAATTCGCCATTATGGGTAAGGGCGTCTGAGACTGTATCTGATGAAGTTGCAAGGCAAACTACTGCAGAAAACATTCTTAGATTTCTTAGCAATAACTTAACAAGCCAGGATGTAGTTATGGCACAAGAGTTAATAAATATCGCAGAATATAAATGGTCGGAAAAAGCAGAGAATGAACGACAGACTAAAGGCTTTACTCCTAAAAAACAGGAAGCGACACCTAGGGAACTTGTTCTTTCAGACGGTAATATTGTGATATTTAGAGGAGGATATTTCCCGCTTGTTAGAGATATAAGGGGAGGAAGTGCTCCAGCAGGCAATACGCCGTTTACTGAAACGAATGCGCCACAGTTAAAATATGGTATGCATACTAATACCGGAAGCATGAAAGCAAGAACAATAGGAGCAAAATACCCTGTTGATCTTACATTGGATGCAGGGATAAGAGAGATTAATGCGTCCATCCATGACTTACATTTTAGAAAAGTTATTCAGGTCGCTAACCGTATATTTAATGATAAAGATATAACAGGTCTTATGAGAGCTAAGCTTGGTACAGCAACTTTTAAAGCTCTAAAAGAGCAAATAGATGTGACTGCTAGACCTGAAGGTATGTATAATACTTCGGCAGCTGAATCATTTATAGGAGATGTAGCAGATAAACTGCGTGGTAAGGTTATTCCTTATATGATTGGTATGAGCCTTAAGATAAATACGCAGAATCTTGCTAATATAGCGCTTTATGGTAATACTGTTGAAGGATATGGCCATATAGAGGCGTTACAGGACTTTATTACTAATGGAATTATGTTAGGCTGCAACTCGCCACGAGCAGCAAGAGAAATGTGGAAGACTGTACAGGAACTGTCGCCAATGATGGCTGAAAGATTCAAAGGCACTGATTTTACAACAAGGGAGCTGATGGAAAACAATAAATTGGATGGCATGACAAAAAAAGTATTGGAATGGTCGAATATGTCAATGGCATTTACAGATGGTTTGACAGCAATGCCAATATGGTACGGCGCATATACGCGGCAGATGAATAGAGGAAAAACTCAACAGGAAGCCATAGACTATGCAGATAGCATAATTAGAAAAACAATGGGTTCTACAAGAGCGACAGATGTTTCTTCTATGGTAAGAACTAAAGGTGCCACAAAAATATTTTTCATGTTTCAAACATTTTTTAATACACAATTCAACCAATGGTATGTTACATTTAAACGTCAAGAACTAAACTTTTCAGACAAGGAATATAAAAAGATGGCGAAAGAAATAACTAGTTTTGTTTGTGGAAAATGGATTGCATTTACGCTATTTTCACTTCTTCTTGCTGGAGAAAATCCATTCGTTGATGATGACGATGATGACTACAATGATTTCCTGTCAGAACTGTTTTCTTATCCGCTTACATTAGGAGGGCCAATAGGGCAGGGAGTAAATTTTGGAGTAAGGAGAATGTTTGATATGCAGACTTTCCCATATCGTATCTCTCCGATAGAGTCTTCGTTGAATACAGTATTTACTTCTACTTCGAATATTGGTGAAGTGGTTAGAGGTGAAAAAGAAAACGAAGAGCTTGTTGAGCCGGTTGTTAATTTAGCTCTTCTCTATAAAGGGTTGCCGAGCCAACTTAGCAAATGGTTCTTTAATGCTTGGGATATTCTGTACGGGGATATGACGCCGAGAACCGAGGATTTGTTCCGACGCAGATCCAAAATAGAACGTAACGAATAAAAATGAATCGCCTCGAATGAGGCTGTTCATTTTTAAGTATTTCAACACTATAACATACAATTATGACGCTTAACAAAATTGTTAAGCGTCTTTTTTATTTTAGGGAATTATGAGGGAATATTGAGGGATTATAAGGGCCGATTTAACGGATAATATAGTTAAGATAAATGAACGGAGGCAAGACTATGAGTGGCAATATGAATTTAGGAATTACAAGCAGTTCTGTACTTACTACATATCCACAAACGATGACTTGCATTGTAGATGGAACAAATATTATTCAGGTTGATTTTTATGGGAACCGGCAGAGGATCGGAGTTACTCAAAGTGCGTATGATGAGTTAGAAAAAATCAGTAATGAATATTATAACAAGCTTGTTGAACTTAAAGTAATCACTCCACCGAAAACGTCGGAAGAGATACAGCAGGAACAGACCCAGCTTATGGCAGATATGTTGAAAGAAATGCAGAATATGAAGCGTGAAATCGAGGTGCTTAAAAATGATCAATCCACAAGCTGTAGCACAAATGCTGAGACTAAACCAGCAGGACACGAACCGCCTTGCGGAAGCATGGGCGACGGCGATGAATGTAGCGAACAAGGTTAATAGTAAGGGTGATGCGCTAAACGCTTTGGCTAAGAATGGTGTTAGTTCAGACATTGTTACTAAGGTCAATGGATATTTAAATAATCCTATGGCTGGATTTATTGCTAAGGCTGCTGGTGTAGATCTTAACAAAGTAAAAAATATAGTCGGTGATTTACAGGGAACCGGCGGAACTGTTCAGCCTGATATTAATCAAGGGCAACAGCCAAATGATAATTTAGCAAGGTTACGTGCGGGGTTACAACAGCTTAAACGCTGATGTGATAAATAAAATATCAAGAAAGGAGTTGTTTGCAGATGGACGAAAAATATTATGGCGG